CGATATCTATACCACCGATTCCCGTCTTACAGCCCTCAGAACGTCCCGCCGAAATATCACAACTCATTTGAAAAATTTTTTAAAGTTAAAAAAAAAGGGAAGGCACTTTACCTCCCCTTATAATTGATTATTAGTTAGTTACTAGTTAGCTGCGTTAGTGATTCCGTAAGTAACGATATCTCCAACAGTGTGGTAACCAACTGCTGCTGTCATTCTCATTGCGAATCTTACATTTTGAGAAAGGTCAGTTTCTGACATATCTAAAACTTTCACGTAATTTTCGTCATTTAAAAGTCCAGTCGCAAAAAACAAGTTATCTGAAGTTGTAGCGATTGCAGTATTTGCAGCTAAACCATTAGCACAAAATAATTTGATACCATCAAACGTTAATTCTTGTCCGTTGTACCATTGTGTACCTTTAGCATCAACACCACTATTTGAAGTTGCAGCTACCGAGAACCCTCCAAGTGCCTGAATATAAGAACGATAGATATTCTGAGACACATAGATATGTAAGTCATCACGTCCAAACAATGTAGATGGCACAGCTGTAGAAATTTTTCTAAGCTCCTCGATGACATTTGCGTTTGTAACTGAGGCTCCCGCTATTTCATTTGCAGTTGGCAAAGCAGCATCAACAGTTAATTGAGTCATGAAACCATCAATTGAACCTGAAGTACCAGTTGCACCAGTCCAAATAGCAGTTTCCATTTGAGATGCTACTTTCTCGATAACGTAAGCAATGAAGTAATCAGCGAATGATTTTGGTAATACATCGTGTGCAGACATTCCCATTTCTTCAGCCTCCCATGAACTTCTTAGCGTTTGCTTACATAAAGATAGGTTAACTTGCAGTTCCTTAGGTGTTAATACCTTTTCATTGATAGTAACAGTTGAAGTCGCAGAAAAATCACAACTTGCATCTTTTAACAAGTTGTCAGTCAGTAATCTGTGTAATACTGTTTTGTATTTTACGTTTGGTAAAATTGTTACTTTTCCTGAAGATAAAGTGTTACCACCTAATAACGCAGCCTTTACCCATAATTTAGAATCTTGACCAGCATATGTAGTCGTCAAATTTGCTGTTGTAGCCATTTTTTATTTATTTATTTGTTGTTGTATATAATGTTTAAAATCTTATCTCTTGAACTCATCTTGCTATTTACAGCAAGTTTAATTTGTTCAGATTCATTTGTTTTCTCAGGATTGAAAGAAATAGGTTTCGGAGTTTCTTCTAATTCGATTACTTCCTCTTTAACTTCTTCTTTAATTTCAATCATTGCTTTAAGTTCAACGATTTGTTTTTTCAATTCTTCGATTTCAGCAAAGTGTTGTTCTTCAATAGTAGACTTAACTACTTTCTTAACTTCTCTTTGTGGCTCTACTGATGCCTCAACTGGCACTTCAGCAACTGGATCTTTTTCTTCCATTGGTGGCTGTTCTTCTTCTTTAGACTTAACCTCTCCAATGATTCCATCTTCGTAGACTTCTAAAATGTTACCATCTTCTAATTCATACTCTCCAATCGGTAAAGGCACGTTTCCATTTTCATTAACAATGAATACTTCCTTCCCAACTTCTAAAGAATCGAACTCTAAAACAGTAACGCCATCAGCCAACTTCATTTGTGCTAATTTCACTTCCATTCCTAAATAGGTTTTGATAGTTTTTAATGCGTTAATAATTTCTTGTTTTTTCATACTTTTTAAACTTTTAATTTTTTAATTGTCGCATTTTTAGTGTTGTGTACTTGTTGTGCGTTCAACATTTAGATTAACAATGTTTACAATTGTTTGTTCGTTTAGTTGTCCGATCCCTTGATTTTGTAGATCACCATTGCAACATTCTTTGCGATACTTTCCATCTTCACAAAGGCAACCTCTTTTCCCACCTTTAGGACTTGTTTTTGATTTTGTTTTTTCTGCCATTTTATTTATTTGTTTATTTATACTAAAATTTTAACTACTGAAAAATTTAAATCTGATACTCTAACATCCGTTGATTGATTGTTTTTAACGAATAACTCAACGTAATCGTTTGTGATTAAATCGATTTGGTATTGTGTACTTCCAGGATGTTCTTGATTGGAAGTTGAAGTTCTGATAGTCATTTCTGAGTTAGTCAATATCGTTCCATTCTTCGCTATACCTATACTAATATTTTGATTAGATGCTCCCGATCTGACTGCGGTATTCACACTTACTAAGAATGAAGTATTAAATGCTCCCGTATAAGTCAATCTATTATTTGTATGTGTAAACTTTGAATTATTTGAATCTGCTGTTGTTGTACCTAAAGCCTTAACCCATACGTTAACATTAGGCACTCCAATAGGTGTATCCGTTGTGTTGTTTACCATATAATAGAAGCCTCGAGTACTTGTGTTTTGAATACCTACGCAATTGGTAAATAATGTTTTATTACTTGTTTGTGTAACTCCACTAATATAAGTACCGCCACCACTGAAATTGACCGTGTCTAGTATGTATCTTTCATCTCCAATTGTTGCACTTGCATTTACACTTATAGATGTTTCGCCTGATAAGGTAACAAATGAACTATAAATGATTCTAAAACGTCTTGTTACTGTTAATGTACTTGGTAATATAATAGCAGTACCACCGCTTGAAGTATCAAATAAGCAGTTTCCAAATGCAATTGTTCCAATACTTCCGTTGAATGTTAAGCCACTTGAATTAAGAAAGGCACTATCACCCATTACAAAATTAGTGTAGTCTTTAATCGTTCCAATAGTTGCACAATCAACGAAATTAATACCGAACCAATCTAATGCAGTAGTAACCCCATCACCATCTAAATTAAATACTGTTCCGTGAGTAAATGATACGTTACGAATTGGCAAAGAATAAACCGAAGTTATTAAGGCAGTTGAAGAACTTAAACCCGTAGATTTTAAATAGCAGTTTTCTGAACTTGCACCTAATATAACTGTGTTTTGACTTGCTACTATTCTATCCCCAGTTAAATCAATTGTATCGGTAATGTAATAAGTGATATTAGAAAGTAAAGTTATTACACCACTTACAGCAGTTGGTAAATCAGATTTACTCGCTACGAATACAATGTTTCCCGTTGCTATATTAGTTGAAATCGTAGTACTAAAATTAGTATACGAAATCTTTTTAGGAATGTCCGAACTTGCATCATCTAAATAAATGCTTTCAGTTCCATCTAAAGACGTTACTAACTTATACCTTACATTATTTAAATATTCGCTCATATAGATTTTAAGAACTCGATTATATCAGTTGTGTAATCTTCTTCAATTTCTTCTTGTTCACTCGCTTGTAATTTGTCTAAGCCTTGATAAATACCCTCAATTGAGAAACCTTTGTACTCTCCTAACTTAACCTTATTCCATTCTTCATCGTTGTAAACTTTCATCTTAACAACCCAACTACCTTTAACAGCATTTAAATTGTAAATGTTAGCCTTATCGTTTTTCTCATCTTCAACAATCCAAGATTCAATTACACTAACTCCGTTTACTTTTGTTTCGTGTTGTGAAGTAATTGAGTTAAGATTTAAATTACGCATAAACAATTCGTTTGTCTTTTCAATTGTTTGTTCAGAAAAGAATACGTTGAATTCTTTACCATTTACTACTCGGTAAATCTTTTTGTTTGGAACTAATGCTAAACCTACTAAAATTCGTTTATCTTCATCTACAACCTTTAATTCAATCTTATGTTCAGACAATGCAATAAAATTTTCTTGAATAGCTGGTTTATCAACTAAACTAATAGCGAAGACTCCATCCTCGTTTTCGTTTTCGATTTTTAACTCGATGTCTTGTAATTTTTTCATATTATTTAAACTTTAATTTTTTACAATGTTGCATTTTTGATTCTATTTCTATCCAATGCTTGAGCAGATGTTACTTGCCCACTTACAACATAGGCTTGAATCGGTTGTTGTTGTAATGTATTTAACTGATTTGTTGTGCCACTATTAACATTAAACGTTGGTGCTATAACTCCACCTTGTGTACTTGGATTAGTTGGAAATATACCACCGCCACCATTTGAATTATTACCACCATCAAAAGAACCACCACCCTCAAATTGTTGTTTAGAAATCTTAGCAATTTGAATAGCAGAAAATGCCCCAGCAATTCCAGCAGCAACACCTTTAATAATTGGTCCTCCGGGAGTATCTGCATAAGTAGATAAAACAGCCTTTGTTCCGTCAATTGTAGCACTCGCTAAATCAGCAGCCTTTTTAATCTTAAATGCTCTTCTTCTTTCTTTATCTGTACGTTTACCCATTAACTCGGTAAAGTCGCCAATTAATTTAAAGCCATCACTTGCTAATTCTATTTCTTTATCTCTTCTTTTTTTATCCCATTCTGCAGCTTGTTTTTTTACTTGTTCTCTTTTTTCAATAAACTGCATTTCTAAATCGTGTTGAACTTGAAGTCTTTTTAAATCTTCTTCATTTTTAGAATCTTTTAAATCTTTTTCTTTGTTTGCTCTATCAATTTTATTTTTAAGCAACATCGTTTCTAATTCTTCTAATTCTTCAGTAGATTGTTTTCTTCTTTCTACTTCATCCGCATAGGCTTTTTCTCTATCTTCTTTTATTTTTTTTAATCTATCAGCTTCTTTCTTTCTTCTTTCTTCATCTTTTTTAGCTTGTTCTTCTCTTAATTTTTCAGCTTTATCCGCATCTCTTTCAGCATCTGCAATATTTTTTGCGTTTACTCCATCTCTCCATTTATCATAAGAATCTTGTTCTTTTTTCTTTGCATCGTTATACTCTTCAAGTGTTGCCTTATCTTTAAAATATAAAGCACTTATTTTATCAAAAGTTTTTTGAGTTTGAATGAAATTATCATATAATAAATCTACTTGTTTCTTAGCTGCATCCTCCTTAATTTTAGTTAATTCTTCTTCAGTTGCACCTCTTTCTCTTGCATAAGCTAAATCTAATTTTGAATAAACCTCATTATCTTTTGCTAATTTTTCATAAATAGCACTTTGTTTTTCTAATTGTTCGTTTAAATCTTTTGCAGTTACAGCAGCAGCCTCTTGAGAATTTCTTAAAAAAGCCATTGCACCAACTAAAGCAGTAATACCAGTTACAAGCAATAAAACTGGATTGGCATTCATTACCATATTTAAAACTCGCATAGCAGCAGCACCTACAACTTGAGCAGCAGTTAACAACCTTTGTCCTATCGTAGTTTTTCCAATTACAGCAGCAAGGTTAGTGAATGAATCTTTCGCAGCCATTACACTATTTATTCCTTGACTTAATGCCATTGCACTTTGAACCTTTAACAATGCTTTTTGTACGTTTTCAGATTCACTTCCGAATAACCCCATAGCACCCTGAACAGCACT